GTCATACCGCCCAGCTTGGTGACAAAGTTAGCGCTGCNCGACCGCCTGGCGGGTACCTACGGCATGCCGGACGATCCATCATCATTTTTCGTACGCGCCGGTGCGTTCCTTCGCAGCGCTAACTTTGTCACCAAGCTGGGCGGTATGACCGTTTCCGCTATTCCTGATCTCGCGCGTGGTGTGATGGTTAACGGGTTTGGCAATACCATGCGCGGCTACTCTGCGCTGATAACCCGGTCGCCGGCATTCAAGGCCAGCCGCGCCGAACAGTTAAAAATGGCCGTCGGGCTGGAAACTATCCTGCATACCCGTGCGCGTACGATGGGTGACCTGGTAGACAGTTCCGCCCGCACTACAGCGGTAGAAGCGGGAATGGAGCGCGTCACTGATGCGTTCGGCAAGCTCACGCTGATGGGCCACTTCGACGATATGAACAAATCTGTAAACGGCATGATCACCTCCGACGGCATTTTGTCCGGCGCGTTCACTGGTCGCCGCCTTGCCAAGCTCGGCATTAACGACAATATGGCCGCGCGTATCCGCAGCGAATTCGAAAAGCACGGCGAGGTAATCAATGGCTGGCATATCGGCAATTTTGAAAAATGGGACGATCAGCATGTGGCTGGTGTCTTCCAGTCGGCGGTGCTCAAAGACGTTAACAATACCGTTATCACACCGGGGATCGGCGATACGCCACTGTGGGCCAGTACGCCGCTGGGTAAAACCATCTTCCAGTTTAAATCGTTCGTTACTGCATCCTACAACCGTGCCACGCTGGGTGGCCTGCAGGAGGGAACCGGTCAGTTTTATTACGGTACCGCTTTTCAGATTGGGCTCGGTGCGCTGACGTACGCGCTTAAGCAGTCTGCAAACGGTAAAGAGGTTGACTGGTCGCCTCAGAAACTCGCCATTGAAGGTATCGACCGCTCCGGTATTCTCGGCCCGCTGATGGAATATAACAATATGGCGGAAAAGGCATCCGGCGGTATGGTGGGGCTGGGCGCATTGCTCGGTACCGGCACACAGTCACGTTACGCCAGCCGTGGCTTTATCGGCTCTGCGCTGGGGCCGACGTTTGGCCTGCTCGATACCATTACCGATGTGACCGCCGGCGTGCTCAACGGTGATGCTGGCGATCGGGTGCTGCATAACGTGCGTACGCTGCTGCCGGGTAATAATCTGTTCTGGATTGCGCCACTGATAAATCAGGTTGACCCTGGCATGCGGTAATCGGTCAGGATTCCGACCTATGGAGTGCCCCATTATAGCCCTGTATTCACTACGGGGCTTTTTTATGCATCAGGATTACAAAACACGCCTTACCGCACTGAGTGATAAACTCACCGATGTGGTGCTCGAAGAAGCCGATCCGGAAAACTGGCCGGGGGCAGGGAAGAAGCCGAGAGAGCTGACCAAAGACGAGCGAGGAGATCGCTACTGGGACAAGAAGAACGCAGCCGCATCGCTGACGCTGCTGATTAAGGTTCACTCCCTGATTGGCATGCAAACGCGTGGTGGTACACCATCCGATAATCCAGGTCAGGATGATGAAGCCTTTGAGCTGGGCCAGCAGGTATCAAAAGCTGAGCGAGAGGCGGCCGCAATTATCGAGCGTCTGCAGAAAGGGAAAAAATGATTTCGTTCCTCGCCTTCTTCTTAATGTGGGCGGAGCGAATGAACTGGGACGTTCCGGACTGCCACTATCAGGCCTGCCACTGGCTGGAGCATCGCGGAAATCTCGCGGTGCTTCGCTGTTTCCGTGGTTTCGGTAAATCAACGATCCTTGCGGTCTATAATGCCTGGCGATACTACTGTGATCGCCAGTACCGCATTCTGCATCAGTCTGAATCAGACGGAACCGCGTATAAAACCAGCCGTGACACTCAGAACGTCCTGCGTAACCATCCGCTGACCAAAGGCATGCTTCCTGACGGGCAGGGAACCGTTGAGCAATGGTGGGTTAATGGTGCGCTGGATTTACGTAACGGCAGCATGTACGCAAAAGGCATCCTGTCTAACGTAACCTCAGCGCGCGCCAACGAATGCCAGAACGACGACGTAGAGGTACCACGTAATATCCAGACTCCGGAGGCACGCGAAAAGCTGCGCTATCGCCTGGGAGAGCAAACCCACATCCTGATCCCCGGCGGGCGCAAACTCTACATTGGTACGCCACACACGCATGACAGCCTTTACGATGAGGTAGAGTCTATGGGCGCTGACTGTCTTACCATCCGGCTGTTCGATAAAGAAAAACGCATCGAGGCAAAAGACGCGACGCAGCTGCGGTACGAGTTATCTTTCCGGCCGGAATATGTCTTTGCGGGCATCCACAAGGCGGCGCGGCTGTTGGTCGAAAACGTGGATTATAAACTGACCGCCGACGGCGTTGAGTTTGCGGACGCACCGGACACGGTTATCGATTTTTATGCAGACTGCGCCTGGCCTGAACGGTTCACTCGTGAAGAAATGGAGAACCGCCGTAAAGAAACACGCACGATTAACGAGTGGGATAGCCAGTATCAGCTGCACAGTAAACCCGTCGGAGACGTTCGCCTCGACCCTGACCGCATCCGGGAATACAACATTCATCCACAAATTCGCTATGCGAACCGTACGGCTTCGCTGTGGCTGGGTAACGTGCAAATCGTTGGTGCTGTTGCCTGGTGGGACGTGGCCACTGGCAAGGTTAAAGCTGACGCCTCTGCATTCTCTCTGATGCTTACGGATGCCAGGGGGCATTTGTACTGGCATATCTGCCAGGAGCTTACCGGGGAGCTGGCAGAGTTCGACGATAACGACAAAATCGCCGGCGGGCAGGTAGCGCAGATCAGAGAGCTGGTGCTCAAATATCAGATCCCCGTGGTTTGTGTCGAAGTAAACGGCCCGGGCAGCTTCGCGGGTAAATTACTGCGTCAGGCGCTCAAGGGGACGGGCTGCGGCGTCCGGGAAGAGTTCAGTATCACCAACAAGCAGAAACGCATCCTCGATGCGTTTGAAGCGCCGCTGTCCTCGCGGTTCCTGTGGGCTCACACCGACGTGCTCGACGGTCCTGTCTATGACCAGATGCGCGACTTTAACCCCGCACTGACAAACCAGCCAGACGACTTTATCGACTCCGGCGCGGGAGCAATAAGTCAGACCCCAGTACGCATCGGGAAAGTGGTCGGGATTCCGACCGGACATACGCGCGAAGATTGGCAGTTAAGTGACGGAGATCATCTGGTCGACGTCGATTACTAACTTGCCAGAGGTTTCGCATCATGTCGGTACCGAACCAGACTCCATATATAATTTATAACGCCAACGGCCTGACCACCGTTTTTCCCTTCGAGTTCTATGTCATCAACTCCGGTGATATTCAGGTCACAATTAACGGCACCGTTATTACTAGCGGGTACACGGTGTCCGGGGTAGGGAATATCGGCGGCGGGGATGTGATTTTTATCACCCCGCCAGCCAGCGGATCGGTTGTGATGCTGGAGAGGGTAGTGCCAACGTACAGGCTGACCGATTATCAGGATAACGGCGACCTCCTGGCCGACACGGTTAATAAGGATTTTGACCGCCTCTGGATGGCGATACAGCGTTACGGTATACATCTCGGTCTGGCACTTCGCCGCCCGCTGTTCGGTGGTCCCTTTGATGCAGAGGGTTATCGTATTGAGAAACTGGCAGATCCGGTTAATGCGCAGGACGCAGTGACTAAAAAGTATTTAGAAAGCGTATCTTTAGCCCGGGTGCTTCGCGTTCCAGAGGCATCAGTTGGGTTAGTACCTTCGCTGGATCTGCGTCGCAATAAACTGCTGGCATTCAATAATTCAGGTGACCCTATTCCGGTGTTGCCAGAATCAGGGTCTGCCTCTGACGTGATGATAGAACTGGCGAAGCCCACAGGATCTGCCCTTGTTGGTTATAAGTGGAGGCAAAATGCTAGTGCTGCTTCTCGAACGGTTCAGGACAAGTTGGATGATTTTGTTAACGCATCAGATTTCGCTTTAGTAGGCGATGGGACTGATGAATCTGAAAAGATGCAAAATGCTATAAATGCAGCAATAGCTAGTAAGTCTAAAACCCTATATATTGGAAGTGGTACTTACAAAGCTTCAGGTGTAGAGATCACATCTCCAGTTACAATTATAGGCTCTGGACGCAAGACCTGTGAGATACAGCCAGCAGTAACGGGGTCTGCTATATTCTCTGTTACAGGCACTGGACGAGAGTATAATAATAGACTCTCTGATGTATTTTTTAAGGGGATAACGTTTTCTAACCCTGGGGCTGGAAATCCATTTTTAATTGTAGCGCAGTACACTAATCATTTAAGAATGGAGCAATGCACTGTGTATCATGGTGTTATCCAGTTACATGTGTACTACTATCCAACATTTTATGAGGTAAATCTTTTTTCTGGTACTATCTATTGTGAATCAGAATTAAATCCAGGAGAGGTTTCTTTTGACTATGCAAACGGTGCTTACTTCGACCGTATATGGAGTAGTTCCGGTAAGATTGAAGTTCGTAACGGGACGGATACAAGAGTTAGTAATTCATACCTATACAATGGCGATATTGGCCTGATAATTGAAATTGATGACTCAGTGTTCAATAATGCATCTAAATTCGTAGGTGGTGTTGTTATTCTTGATAATCTAGTTTGTGAATGTAAGACCTATCTCAAAAGAATCGCTTTAAGTCGTATTAGCGGAAGTACTTTTGGCGCATTCAACGGAACAGGTCTTACAATTAACGGAGCAAGAGAAATTTACATGGTAAACTCTGGTGGCCATTATAGTAATGACAATGCTATTCACTTAATCAATGTGCGTAATAGTGTTTTTTCTGGCAGTAGTTTTACTAACGCTGTGAACTCATGTCTTCTTTTAGAAGATTGTCACGACTTAACATTTACCAGTGTGAATGCTGGTTTTGTAGAGGTATACGAATAATGGCCAACATAACCCCAAAGTATGGGTTCAACATATCAACAGGGTGCACAGGTATTATTTTAGTAGGTTGCACCAGTACAGGTAATAGTATTGCAAACATAACTGGTGGCGGTTATGTAGATGGTAGCACTAGAGTATTAGCATGTAATGGCATGCCTGATTCAGTTATTGTTCTCCGTGGGTCTACTGCGGAGCGCCCTACAGCACCAGTCAGTGGGCAGATGTATTATGATACAACGCTAGGTCTTCCAATATGGTATAACGTCACAGCATCATCATGGCAGAGAGCAGATGGTACTAATACTTAGACTTTAAATTTATTTTCGTTTATTAATCATNGAAGTAAAACAAATTATTAGGCGAAAATGTAGCGAATTTATGTACTTATACATGT